GCGGTTTGATGTCGTTACCCCACAGGCTGCATTAGCGGAGGATGCTACAAGTCTGAGCGTTCCTTCTAACCCTGTGCTTCAGTTAGCTTATGGTATGGCATTGCGTGAAAGAGGAGAAACCGGAGGACAGTCAGCGGCAGAACAGTTTGGCTTGGCAAATATAGCCTTGGCAGACGCTATACAGATAGACGCTAATAAATATCCTGTTGAAATGACTTTCTGGGCTGTTTGATATGGCACAACCGTTACAAAACATAACTATCTCTGCTCCAGGTTTCGCTGGGATTAACACTCAGGATGCCCCTCTATTACAAGAGCCTAGTTTCGCTGCTCAGGCAAATAACTGCATTATTGACAAGGAAGGAAGAATCGCGTCCCGTAAGGGTTACACGATGGTATCCACTAATGGCCCTGCGGTATTAGGGAGTTCTGCCGGAATCGAGTCTATCGGTGAATTTATACAAGTAAATGGAACAAAGATCGTTTTTAGTTTTGGGAATAACAAAATATTTTCTGGGACTACTACTCTCACTGATATAACAGCAAGCCTCACTGTAACTGCTAACAACTGGTCGGTGGCTTCTCTTGCGAATATGTTTTTCATGTTTCAAAGGGGTCATGCGCCTTTAGTTTATGATGCGGCAACCAGTGCATTAACCACCATTGCTGCTCACGGCAGTTCAGCGGGAACACCACCTCAAGCTCATGCTTGTCTAGCGGCTTATGGACGAATCTGGGCTGGTGATAAAGCAGATAATAAACAAACCCTGTACTGGAGTGATTCCCTTGATGGCGTTGATTGGTCAGGTGGTTCAAGTGGCTCCCTAGACCTTACAACTGTTTGGCCTGGAGGCTTTGATGAAATAATTACCCTTTCAGCCCATAACGATTTTCTTATTATATTAGGCAAGAGAAGCATACTGGTTTATTCGGGAGCGAGTGACCCTGCCAATATGACGCTCGATGACACGATCCTGAATATAGGGTGTGTTGGGCGTGATGCGATTCAATCCACGGGTAAGGACATACTGTTCCTTGATTTCTCTGGGGTCAGGTCGTTAGCCAGAACAATTCAAGAGAAGTCTTCTCCCATAGGAGATATATCCAAGAATGTAAACAATGACATTAAGGCGCGAACACAGGCAGAAACCGGAAACATTAAAAGTATTTATGATGCCAATAACGCCTTCTTTTTAATTAACTTTCCAACAGCCGGTGTAGTGTACTGTTTTGATACCAGATACCCGTTACAGGATGGTTCCTATCGCACAACTACATGGACATCATTAGACCCTTTATGCTTTGTGGTTACGGACGCTGATGAATTATATATAGGCGTGGAAACAGGCATTGCTGAATACACTTCTAACACAGATGATTCTGCAAGTTATGGGTTGGAATATTTTTCCCATCCGTTAAGTTTTGGTGATTCATCGCGTCTGAAGTTTCTAAAGAAAGTGAATGTTACGACTTTCAACGGGGCTTCGGCAGAAGTGACGCTTAACTGGGCGTATGATTATGAAGGCAATTACCAATCACAGGTATATACACTAGAAGCGTTTAGTTCTGGTCAATATAATATATCGGAATATAATACTACTGCTGAATACTCGTCCTCACTTACGTTAATTAATACTGAAAAAATTAACACCACGGGTAGTGGTAGTGTAGTAACTGTAGGATTGACTACAACTGTTAATGGAAGTGAAATAGCATTTCAAGAACTGAATATCCACAGTCTTATCGGGAGGATAAACTAGGTGTCTGATTATACGATAGTTACAAATTTCGGGGCTAAAGACTCCTTACCTTCGGGCAATCCGTCCAAGGTTATAAAAGGCTCTGAATTTACCACTGAATATACGGCTGTTCAGGTAGCGGTTAATTCAAAGGGTAATATTGCCTCTCCGACTTTTACCGGAACCGTAACCGCTGCTGATCTGACCGTAACTGGTACGTTCACAGTGGGTACGATTGATGGGGGTACATACTAATGCCATTTCATACTGGTAGTAATTTGGGGTTAATAAACGCGATAGGTGCGGCTGGTCAGATAGCAGCCACGGAAAGTGCAATAAGTAGGCTCCGTGACCTTGGCGCAGAGGGAAAAGAAACTATCGGGATGCCAGCAGGGAGTCTCTATGACACCGTAGCAGGAGCTACTACGTTTAAGCCTTTCAGTGTTTACTCGTTGCCTGGAAGCGTAACTACTACAGGAACCGGCGGTACGACTTTTGCTTTATCCCCAGAACAGCAAGCCTTGGAAGCAAGTCTGCGAACAGGTGGTCAGTCTTTATATGACATAGGCATCATGGGTCGTGGGCAGGGAGCGATTGATCCTGCTACTGGCTTACCTACAGATGATGCAAGGGCTGGACAAGCTGATCTTATCAGTTTGCTTGAACAACCTGGTTATCGAGGTCTGAAGCAAGATGAGTATATGCAAGCCTTTCGTGATCCTTTTCAAGCACCAGCATTAGCGGCGGGTGAACAAACCCTGTTTGATCGTATACGTGAGATACGGATGCCGGAAGAAGAAAGGGCCAGAGTCGCGCTTCAACAACAATTGGTTGCTGGTGGAAGACAGGGACTTCAAACTGCCCAATATGGTGGTTCACCAGAGTCCTTTGCCTTGAACAAGGCTATTGAAGAACAGAAGTCTCAGGATGCGATAGCGGCTATGAATTTTGCTCGACAGGATGCCCAGTTATTAGCTGATGCAAATCTAAGGGCGATACAGGAAGGAAGGGCTGACCAAGAATTAGGGTCACTTACACGCCTACGCGCACTTCAACAACAAGCTCAGGAAAAACAGATAGCAGGACAAATAGCTGAATCAATGATTGCGGGTAGTTATCGTCCCACTGAAGCCCTTATTGCCCAAACACAGCCATCGCTTAATCTTGCTGACATAGCTACTGTAGCCGGAAGGCAGTTAGGTGGTTACGGTTCTGAGTTAGGCCGCGCCGCCCTAGACTACGATCTTGGTGCAGAGGGAGCAGCGGTTAATCTCAGGAACCAACTGCTACAAGGCTTGTTTGGTATGCTCACGCAAGCCAATCAGCCACAACCTACCGTGAATGTTATAACTGGTACAGGAACAGGTGGCACAGGTGGCACAGGTGGCTTTACTTGGCCTGGAGGCCTGTCAGACATTAGGTTAAAAGAAAATATCACCCAGATAGGAACGTCAAATGGTTTCAATATTTACTCATGGAAATGGAACAAGAAAGGTATCGAATTAGGTGCTGATAAGTACCCAGCAATCGGCGTAATAGCGCAAGAAGTACAAGAAACAAGGCCAGATGCAGTAATTACAGAGAATGGGTATCTTAAAGTCGATTATGAAAAGCTGGATATTCAGGTATCGATTCTACATTAGGTGAAAGACCGGAGATAAATAGTGCCACTTACAGATATAAGTTTATTATTCAAAGATATTATTGAAACCCCACAACAGAAACAGCAAAGGTTATTTGCTGAAGGTCAAGCTGCTGCGGGTCAATTCACAGGTCTTCCCACAGGTCTTAGAGAACTGGCTATGGGTACTGCTTCCGGTATTCCTGGCACTGTCGAGTCAATAAGACAGTTCGGGGCTTCTGCCGGATTGCCCGTTCAAACCCAAGGCGAACAACTGCAAGGGGCATTAAGCGGTATTGACACAACCTACTACCCAGATGATCCAAATAAGACTCTGTTAGGAAGACAACAAGCCGTTCAGGCGGTACGGGACATTAATCCCGCAGCCGCCGTAACATTGTCTGAGTTTTATAGGGAAAAACAGTTAGAAGAAGAGGCAGCGGCGGCAACAAACAGATACAACAAAGCTAGGGCTACTGATTTGGAGCGAGAGGCCAGCGAGACTGCGGCGTTACGAAACTTGGTTAGACCTTTGCTCCCAGGATCAAGGTTTTCTAACATTAACGCAGACGCTTTTGAAGGATTGGATGATGCTGTATTAGAGAGAATCTTTACCGAAATTAAATCTGATCGTGATTTGACGTTACTCCACGGAATAGGCGATGACGGAAACCAAGTTTCTATCTATCGTGATAAGAATAACCAGTATTACAACACCCAAGACCCAACGGCGGTAGTTCCACCGGAGCAAGTGCCAGAAATGCTTTATAACGCTTCTGTGGTTGCCAGTTCTACAGATGACTTGTTCGGAGGAACCCCAGCCCAGAATGATTTGCTGGATGCAACTATTCAAACCCAAATGCTTATGACTACTACAGAAAGGCTGTTAGCTCTTACTGAGGATAACCCTGATGTCCTAACACGATCTGCCGATTTTGCAGCGTGGCTAAATAGTCAGCAACAGGAATTACTTGCCTTAGAACGGATTATGCGCGATCAGGCCGCAGATAATGACAGGGTTAATCTTGACAGCGCAGAGATAGATTCAGCATGGGAGGAACTTGGTTTTGCCACTGCTTTAGCGAAACCTTTGATCCTTAGTTTGGCTTATTCGATGGCTGCTGCCGAGCAAGGAGCGCAATCAATATCTGATAAAGATATAGTCAATTACATGAAACAAATAGGGGAAGGGCAAAAAGACCCACGGATTATGCAAGATGTCCTAAAATTTAACGCAGCGAAAGCGTGGGGAAGCTATAAAACCAGATACGGGATGATTCACCCAGACGAAGTACCCGCAACGGATTTCGGTTTCTCACAAATCGTGCTACCCACGGAACAAAGGAAGGCTAATCGAGCCGCTGCTGCGTTCCGAGCCTCTACCCAGCAGTAAGGAATAGAAAATGGCTGAATTAACCCCAGACCAACTTGGTATGATGCTCTCCGATCAGGACACCATAGACGCTGCTTTCGGGGTGCTTGATTCCCCTATATTAGAGCAGCAAGAGCCTGATTTATGGGCGGCGGCAAACCAAGTCGTGCTTGCATTACCGCCAGATTACCAGAGGGTAGGTCAGGAGCAACCCGCTACCCCTACTCCTCCTGATATTGGTGACACACCCGCCGCACAAGCAATGTTAGGAGTTGCTTCTGATTGGGTTCCTGAATGGGCGAAAGTGGTTACTGGAGCAGGGGAAAACATCGTAAGTTTTGGGCTTGGCCTTGGGGGGATGACAGCAGCGGGGGGGAATATTATCTGGGAAATGTCAAAGGCTATGGGAGACAAGACATGGTATGACGCGCTTGACGATGCTGTAAGTGAAGCAGAAAACATTATGGGATTTATGACTTACACCCCGAAAACCGAATCTGGTCAGGCTATGCAATCCGCTATCGCGTTTCCGTTTATACAATACGACAGGATGAGTTCGGCTGTAGCCAATAC